ACGGGAGCTGACCTTGTTTCATCAACTCCTTATGCTAATCAAGAGCAGATGCTTAATGTTTTAAAAGGCGTGGACATACAAGGTATTCGCTATCTCGATCAAGGTTCTCGGGGCAAAGGTTACGAAATTAATGTTACCAACAAAGGTAAACCTGTTCCGATGGGTATACTCGATGATGGCGATGATTTAGCTGCAACAAAAAAAGAAGCAGAAGAAATAGCAAAGAAATATCGTAAAAGAGGCTTTAAGGCCGATGTTCAACAGAGCGGAACGCGCAACCTTGTTGTCTTTGACGATAAAATTATCGATATTGTTAAAAGGTACGGGATTGCCGGAGCAGCGACCTTGTTAGGAATGTCTCAGCTTGACGTGCAAGCTGCAATGGCGCAAGAGAATAGAAACAATCGGGGACTGTTGGAGAGATAACATGGACTACGAAGTAAACAAACTCGCAGACGAGCTCGAGCAGGAGCTGAACCCTAACGTCATGCCGGAAGAAGAGCTGCAAGGCATCGTCGGTAAGGAAATTGACGACGCAATTGATTTTATCGATAACTGGATCTCACCGCAGAGAGCCACAGCCACCCAGTATTACCGAGGTGAGCCGTTTGGAAACGAAGAAGATGGGCGTAGTCAAGTTGTCTCAATGGATGTGCGTGACACTGTGCAAGCACTTATGCCGTCTCTCATGCGTATTTTTCACGGGAGCGATCAAACCGTTGAATACGTGCCGCAAGGCCCAGAAGACGTTGCCGCAGCTAAGCAGGCTACTGATTACGCTAATTATATCATAAACCGAGATAACAACGGTTTCTTAGAAATGCATGCTGCTTTTATGGATGCTCTTGTGCGTAAGGTTGGCATACTCAAAGTGTACTGGGACGATCAAACAAAATTTGAAACGATACCCTATTCTGGCTTAGATGATATGGCTCTCGCTGCTTTAATGTCAGATCCAAAGGTAGACGTGGAGATCTCAGCGTCTCGACCTATGGGTGAGCCGATGCAAGATCCTATTACCGGTGAAGAAATGCCTGCGCCCATGATGCACGACGTTAGGGCCGTGTATACGCATCCAGACGGGCGCGTGAAGCTAGAGGCCGTGCCTCCGGAGGAGTTTCTAATTTCACGCGAAAGTAAGTCGGTTGAGCAGGCCGATTACGTCGCTCACCGGCGCATCGTAACTGTGTCTGAGCTTGTGGCGATGGGATACGACTACGACGAGGTATCCGAGCTCGGCGCGTCATACGACGACATGGATACTAACGTCGAGCGTTATACGCGCAACAAAGCATTAACTAATGAGATGAACGAGCGTCACGATCCTGCGATGAAAAAGGTGCTATACGTCGAAAACTATATTAAAGTTGACTACGACGGCGATGGCATTGCCGAGCTGCGTAAGGTTTGCACCGCAGGCGACGGTAACAAGATCCTGATGAACGAGCCATGCGACATGGCGCCGTTTGCGACGTTATGCCCAGATCCAGAGCCACACGATTTTTTTGGTATGTCTGTGGCTGATACTGTTATGGACGTGCAGAGAATCAAATCGTCAATTATGCGTAACACCCTCGACAGTTTGAGTATGTCAATTCATCCACGGGTGGCTGTAGTCGAAGGTATGGTAAACATCGACGACGCCATGTCTACGGAAGTGGGCTCGATTATACGACAGAGAGCTGCCGGACAAATACAGCCGCTAAGTATGCCGTTTGTTGGTCAAGCTTCTTTTCCCGTACTCAAGTATATGGATGAGGTTAAAGAGGCTCGCACGGGCATTTCTAAAGCGTCAAAAGGATTAGACCCTGATGCTTTGCAGTCTAGCACTGCAACCGCCGTAGCAGCCACTGTAAGCGCCGCACAGCAACAAGTCGAAATGATTGCGCGTATCTTTGCTGAAACAGGCGTAAAGCGCATGTACGAGCTTGTGCTTCATCTGGTAACCACACACCAAGACCGTGAGCGTATGATCAAACTAAATAATGAGTTTGTGCCGATAGATCCGCGTGTGTGGAATAGCGATATGGACGTTACGATAAACGTGGCTCTCGGACGCGGTTCTGATACTGAGCGCATGATGATGTTGCGTCAGATTGCAGAAATGCAAAAAGATGCGATGCAGACAATGGGCCCAATTAACCCACTTACTGATATGCAAAAATTATCTAATACATTGAAATCTATGACAGAAATAGCAGGATTTAAAGATACCTCGCAGTTCTGGAGCGATCCGGCGCAGTTTCAGCCGCCGCCACAACCCGAGAAGCCAGATATTAATGAGCAGTTAATTCAAGTTCAGATACAGCAAATACAGGCAGATATGCAGAAAAAAGCTGCCGAGCTGCAAATGAAGCGCGAGCAGTTTCAAATGGATGACGATAGAAAGCGTGACGAGCTAGAGGCAGATTTATTTGTCAAGGCTGAGGAGATGAAAGCAAAGTATGGCACGCAACTCAACGTCGAAAAGATCAGATCTGATTTGGCTATAAACCGTGAGGTTATGAAAGCCCAAGCAGATGTTATAAAAGAGGCTGCGCGTGGTGAAGACTAAACAACAAATAATAGATGACGGTAGAGAGGCAGACCGTCTTTTAAAAGATACAGATCTCAAAAGATTTTTAGGCGAGATCGAGCAGGATTGTTGGTTTGAGTTTAAATCTACTGAAACCAATGATGGTGATAGCCGCGAGGCTATTTACATGAAATTACGCGGCGTTGAATTAGTACGTCAATCGCTGCGTGCAATGGTAGATAACGGGGCTATTGAATTAAAAAGAAAATAGGCCCATAATATGGAGTTAATGAGATGGCAGAAAACAACAACCCATTAGGGACTGATCTGTACAGTGCTCAAAATGCAATCAGAGCCATACTTGCGCCCGAAGAGGATAACGCTGCGGCAACTGATGCGCTTGAAGCTGAGACCACTGAAGAAGTAGTGGAGGAGGCTGAACCCTCCGAAGAGATGGAGGCAACTGAGGAAACAGATAATTCAGTTGTCGAAGGATCTGAGGAGGAGCTCGAAGTCGAGGAAGATGCAGAAAGTTCGGAAGACGAATCCTTCGATATACTAGGGGCCATAGTAGAGGTCGATGGTGAAGAGATAACCGTTGAAGAGCTGAAAGCAGCTAATCTAAGACAGAGAGATTACACACGTAAGACGCAGGAATTGGCAGAGCAGCGTAAAACGCTAGAAGCACAATACTCCGAAATCGAGCGTGAACGTGCACAATATGCTCAGATGTTGCCTGCTTTGCAGCAACGGCTTGAGCAGAAGGAGCAGGAGCCGGATTGGGACACACTGTACGACACAGACCCCACGATGGCAGCGAAGGCAGAACGTCAGTGGCGGAAGCAACAAGAAGAGCGTCAGGCTCAAATTGCCGCCGTCCAAGCCGAGCAACAGCGAGTGCAGGCGTTGCAGCAACAAAAGATGCAACAAATGCAGGAGCAGTACGTTACTCAGCAACGCGAAATGCTGCCGGAAGTCATACCCGAGTGGCGCGACACTAAAGTTGCGGCGCAGGAAGCAACCCAGATACGGGACTTTTTACTTGGCGAAGGATTTACCGAGCAGGACATTGGCGGTTTGACAAATGCCACGCTTGTGAAGTTAGCGAGGAAAGCCATGCTATATGATCGAGGAGAAACGCGAGTTACTGCGGCAAAGGCCAAGCCGAAAAAAGCACGCGCCAAGACATTAAGAAGCGGCACTAAAGCGTCACAGCCGAGACCTAAATCAGAGGCACAAAAAGCGATTCAGAACGCAAAACAATCCGGTCGTGTCCAAGACGCGGCTTCAGCAATCAAAGCCTTATTATAGGAGATTAAAAAATGGCTATTGTAGCAAACACTTTCACGTCCTTTGACGCCAAAGGTATTCGTGAATCATTGGCTGACATAATCAGCTCAATTTCGCCCGAAGAGGTGCCTTTTCAAAGTAACGTTGGATCTGAAAACGTATCTAACACTTACTTCGAGTGGCAAACCGACTCATTAAGCGCAACAAGTAAGACAGCCAGAATCGATGGCGACGATGTAGGGTCTTTCGACAGTACATCTGCAACTACTCGAGTTGGTAACTATACGCACATTTTGCGTCGTACAACTATTGTCGCTGACAACCTATCAGCGCAAGATTTGGCCGGCCGGAATGACGAATTAAGTTATCAATTGGCAAAGCGCGGAAAAGAGCTCAAGAGAGACATCGAAGCAGTTCTTACTGACAACAACGCGCAAGTGGCCGGTAACTCTTCCACAGCCCGTGAAACTGGTGGTCTTGGTGCTTGGATTGCGACCAACGATGTATTCGCAACTGGCGGAGCTGTTGACGGTGCATCGCCAACTGGCGACGGTACTGATGCACGTACAGACGGTACTCAGGTTGCATTTACTGAAGCAATGCTTAAAGACGCAATGCAAGCTGCATTTACAGCCGGCGGTCAGCCAAGCATCTTGATGGTTGGGCCACATAACAAAACAGTCGTATCAGGCTTTGCCGGTATTGCTGCACAGCGTTACATGGCTCCAAGCGACAGCCCAACAACAATCGTTGGAACGGCTGACGTGTACATGTCAGACTTCGGTACTCTGAACGTGGTTGCAAACCGCTTCCAGAGAGATCGGGACGCTTTCTGCCTAGACCCAGAGTACGCATCAGTATGCTACTTACGTCCGATCCAACAGGTAGAGTTAAGTAAAACCGGTGACGCTGAGAAGCGCATGGTACTCTGCGAGATGGGGCTCAAGGTTCTCAATGAGGGTGCCCATGCCGGCGTCTTCGACCTAACAACATCATAATTCAGTCGGGGCGGCTTTTGTCGCCCCACTTATTTGGAGTTAGAGATGAAGCGTATATTTGACCGAGATCCTGCAACTGGAATTACCAAATATTGGCACGTAACTGATAAAGGCGAGTATGTCGTCGAGACACAGCAAGACGTCTCCGCAATCGCTGAAAAAAATAAAAACGAATATAAAGAGACACCGAATAGATACAGAGACGTTAATAAGGTGGCGTCATTACCTCTTTCAGTGTACTATGAGCTCAAGCGTCGAGGGATTGCAGATGATCCAAAGGCGATGCGTAAATGGCTTAACGATAGTAATAACCAAGTTTTTAGAACAAGGGCCGGCACATTATGAGCATTACAACTTACTCTGAGCTCAAGACATCCATAGCCAACTGGCTAAACAGAGATGACTTAACAAGCGTAATACCTGATTTTATCGCATTAAACGAAGCTGATATGGATCGAAGAATAAGGCATTGGCGTATGGAGCAAAGGGCCACTGCAACTATTGACACAAGATATACAGCTTTGCCCTCTGATTTCATGGAGGCCGTAAGGTTTCATTTGGATGTCGATGAGAGGCCAATAGAACTGGCAACGCCTTTATTTTTACAAAAGAAAAGAAACGAAAACTCTGACACAACTGGGCGGCCACAATATTATGCAGTTATATCAGGTCAGATCGAGGTTTGGCCAAAGCCGGACACAACATATACCGGTGAGCTTTATTACTATGCTAGGACTGCAACTTTAAGTGATAGCAATACATCAAATTGGATACTAAATTATTTTCCAGATACTTATTTATACGGATCTTTAATTCATAGTGCTCCATATTTAGTTGACGACGCTCGAGCCCAAACGTGGTCAGCATTGTATCAAAGTGCGATCAGTGGTATAAATAGCAACAATGATAAAGCTAAATATGGCGGCTCTGGTCTGCGTATGCAAATTAACAGTTATTCATAGGAGAAGAATATGGCAACATTAGCAGATTATGTTTTAGACGCTGCCTTAACTAAGTTAGACACCGAGGCGGATAGAATTGATATAACTTCCCAAGAAGCAACAACTTATGCACAAGCGACGACGACATATACATTAGGCAATTCAACTTCATTGTCTTTTGGTGCGCCTCAAGATGGAGATACTTCTGGAAGAAAGGTAACTGCCGCAGCTATTACAGACGGATCTGTAACAGGCACTGGCACGGCAACTCATTTTGCCATAGTAGACGTTTCGGCTACTCGCTTATTAGCAACGGGCGCACTTACAACCTCTCAAAGCGTTACATCCGGTAACACATTTACAATTGCTACGTTTGACGTAGAAATACCTGATCCATCTTAGGTGATTTATGCCAATTAAACTCCTTAATCGTGCAAAAATGGAAACTTCTACAACCGGCACAGGTACGATTACTTTAGGTAGTGTAACTAGTGGGTATCAGTCTTTTGCCGCCGCCGGAGCCGCCACAGGCGATCAAATAAGGTACGTAATAGAAGAAGGGGCATATTGGGAGATTGGGATTGGCACGTACAATGCAACAGGGCCAACGCTTACCAGAACGCCGCAGGAAAGCAGTAGCTCTGGATCTGCAATAAGTTTAACCGGTACAGCTTCTGTGTTTGCATCTGCAACGGCTGACGATTTAAAACCACAAACCTACACGTCAACATTGTTTACCGCTACTCAGGGGCAAACGACATTTACAGTCAATTATGATCCTGACCAAGTACAAGTTTTTATGAACGGTGTATTGTTAATAAGCAATGCAAACACGGATGTTACGGCTACGTCAGGAACTCAAGTAGTTTTAACAGAGGCGGCGGAAGCCGGAGACTTAATAGAAGTAATAGCGTTCTCGTCGTTTGAGGCCGCAGATATAGACACAATTGAAGCAATTGCATTGGCAGGGTTATAAACATGGCTATAGATACAGCAACATTTGAAACAACACTTGATAGCAAGATAGACGCAGCGACAACGTCTGATGATGCAAAATCGTTTTTGCTTCTGGCGAAAGCAGTTGAGGCTGTTAATAACGCTATAAGTTCATCATCTTTAACTAAATCAAATAATTTAAGTGATTTGTTAAACACTACAACGGCACTTACAAACTTAGGTTTTACTGCTACGATTGCTGAATTAAATTACACCGATGGTGTTACAAGTAGTATTCAGACGCAGTTAGATGCTAAACCCAATGCAGCAAGCCCTACATTTACTGGAACACCTGCCGCACCTACAGCCGCAACTGGTACGAACACAACGCAGATTGCTACAACTGCATTTGTGCAAGGTGAAGTAACAGCATTAGTCGATAGTGCACCTTCTACGCTAAACACTCTAAATGAGTTAGCTGCCGCACTAGGCGATGATGCTAACTTTAGCACGACAGTAACAAATAGTATTGCTACTAAATTGCCGCTTGCAGGTGGTACGATGACAGGCGCAATAGCAATGAGTGGTGCTAATATTACTTTAGGTGATAGTAGCAGTGGTTCAGATGATCGAATTGCTTTTGGAGCAAGCGCACATGGGCAAATTTATCACGATGGAACGAACTTTTTAATTCAAGAAACTGGTTCGGGAAACCTATTAATTGATGGTTCTAACATTACTTTAAGAAGTGCTACTTCAGAGAATTATATAAATTGCGCTGCTGATGGTGCGGTTACACTTTACCACGATAACTCAGCTAAGATAGCTACAACCTCAACAGGCGTAGACATAACAGGTACGGCTGTAACAGACGGTGTTACTGTTGATGGCACGCTTGATATTGAGGAAGTTATTGAGAAGGTAGAGCCTAGCAATTCTACAACTGGAACTATAAGTTTTGATTTTTTAGATCAAGCGATTATAAATTTTCATGGAAACCAAACAGCAAATAGAACAATTAATTTTCGTGGAAACTCTAGTACGTCACTGAACTCTATGCTTGCTGTAAACCAAAGTGTTACTTGCGCTATATTAATGGCGCAAGGCTCTACTGCATACTATCTCAACGCATACCAAGTAGACGGTAGTTCAGTAACACCAAAATGGTCAGGTGGTTCTGCGCCATCGTCAGGTAACGCAAGTGGTATAGACAGCTATTCATTTACAATTATCAAGACAGCCGATGCTACATTTACTGTTTTAGCGTCACAAACTCAGTATGCATAAGGGATAACCATGACAATATGGATGCCTAGAAAGAAACCATTGTATGCACCAATGCTTGCTACTTTTGGGGGTGGGTCAATACAAGGCTTTAAAAGTGGTGGTGGTAGTTCTGGTTTGACGCTTGCTGAACATTATGCGGCTAACACAACCGCCGGTTTGCAGGAAGTTCTATTCAATGGAAACACTTACACATTAAATTATGCAACTCACGCTAGCAAAGGGTGGGTGGAAATCTTGTTTCATGCAAATGTCTCCGCCGGTCATCATTTAAGAGACGATCAAGGAAACTTTATTAATGCCGGTGGTACTGGAACTCCTTTATTTTATCAAGTGATAGGTAGTGAGTATTTTATGATTTCTGAAAACACAACGTTAGGTGGTACAGCGTTAGATTACACAGCCAATTTCTCTCAAATCATGATTGGCAACGATATTACGCCTACTGACTTAGTTGTAACAAGTAAAAGCAACAAATCATTAGCTCAGATTAACCCTGCAACTGGTGAAAACCAAAACAGCGCTTTGCCATTAAGAGCAAATTACGATCTAAGTGGTTCAGAAGTCACACAAGGGAAAGCTGCCTTATTTAACTTCTTTAAAGGTACTGGAGGCGGTGTATCTGGGTTTTATAATAGTAATCAAAGTTGGGGGGCACAATCTAGTAAACACTACGAAATGTATTGGAACAAGGCCGGTTACGGCTTTGCTATTGTTTTATTTAATAGAGGTGGAACTCCACAAACAGATCACTGGATGATAGCGTCAGGAGAAAGTCAGTCTACCGCAACATATTATGCAAATATTGGGTATAGAGGCTATTCGGGAAGTTCATGGACAAGTCATTATGTCGGCTCTTGGTATCCCAATGCATCAACGCCACATAGCAGTCAATATTATATAGCAACCGATAACGTATTAAGCGTTTGGCTGACGGATATGTAAGGAAATTACGTATGAGCAAAGCAAGAGACATAGCGGCAGGTATATCAGGTGGGTTTGCACAAAAAGTTTTGGCGGCAGATAAAACCCTAGATGCGGAAACTAGATTTCGTTTAGGCGATGGATCTGCTATAAATAGCGATATAACTATTACAGTGCCAACTAGCACACAACTAGAAGTCAGCATTTTTGATGCACTTAAATCTTTATGAGGTGAGACATGCCACTAAAATTAAATAGTACAAATGGGTCAATTACAATAAGTGCAGAGGATGGAAGTGGAAACGCTAATGTTTCTGTTCCAAGAGCAGGTTTTGGATCAGTTTCTTCATTAAGCGATTTAAGTATTACAGCAACGGCTACTGAATTAAATTATGTAGATGGTGTCACAAGCGCAATACAAACGCAAATAGATACAAAAGCGCCATTAGCAAGCCCTGCACTAACAGGAACTCCCACAGCGCCAACTGCTACGGCAGGTGATAGCTCTACAAAGATAGCTACAACTGCATTTGTCGGCACAGAGGTGTCGAATTTAGTAGACAGTGCGCCATCAACCTTAAATACTTTAAACGAACTTGCAGCCGCACTTGGGGATGACGCAAACTTTTCTACAACTGTAACAAACAGCATTGCAGCAAAATTGCCATTGGCAGGTGGCACGATGACAGGCGCTCTTGCTGTCAACAACATTTCAATTAGTGGTAACACTATTTCAACAACTGATACTGATGGTAATTTAATTATAACGCCAAACGGAACAGGCAATGTAAATATAAATACAGACACTTTAGCGATTTCTGGCGCTGAAAGCGAAAGTGCAGCATTAGTGCTAAACGCAGATGAAGCTGATGACAATGCGGATACTTGGCGTATTGCAAGTAATACCGGAAATACATTAAGTATAGAAAATCAAATTTCGGGTTCTTCTATAAATCATGTAACGATAACTCCTGACGCTACAGTAGCAAACTCTACATTGGCTGCGGCAGGTAAGATTACAGATCGTGACGGAGACGTAAGAGCTATACCACAATCTGGCTCTGACAAAACCTCAAGCTACACATTGACTACTGGTGATATAGGAAACTTTGTAGGCATTGGGTCAGGTGGGTCAATAACTGTTCCAAACAGTACATTCTCCGCAGGTGACGCAATTTCTATATTTAACAATACATCAGGTGACCGCACAATAACGTGTTCGATTACTACTGCATATATCGGTGGTGAAGATGCAGATAAGGCTAGTGTTACTTTAGCAACCAGAGGTGTTTGTACAATATTGTTTATTAGTGGTACTGTTTGTGTAATTACAGGGAATGTAAGCTAATGTCAGGCATACAAATGGCTTTGCTTGCTGCTGTAGGAACAGCAAACTTAGTAGCTGACTACCTTGTAATAGGTGGTGGAGGTGGAGGCGGTTCAGGTGATTCGCAGGGTGATGGAGATGGCGGCGCAGGTGGAGGCGGTGCAGGTGGTATGCTCACTGGAACAGCACTTAACCTAAATTTTGGTATTTCCTATACCGTTACAGTTGGTGCAGGTGGTGCGGGTGCAACGAGCTATGATCAAAATGGTGCTCAAGGTTCAACCTCATCACTTTCTGGCTCAGATATAACGACTATTTCTGCGATTGGCGGCGGTTATGGCGCACATGGTCAGAGTGGAGTTAGCGGCGCAGGTGGTGCAGGTGGCTCAGGCGGTGGTGCAGGTGGTGGTATTGACGGAAGCTCTG